TGTAGCTTTACCCATTGTAGTATTGCTTTCCTCAGTTACCTCTCCATAAGGAGCGTTTCTGAGTGGCTTGGTTGCAGGCGACTGACCAAACTCACGAAGCTGCTTGCGCAACTCAATGTTCTGACGGCGTAAACGGCTTAACATACGAGCCTCACGACCCTCTTTACTAAGACCTCTACGAGTCCTTGAACCTCCTCTACGTCCTCTACGCTGACGAGAAGCTTCAATTTTTTCTTCAATTTTTTCTTCTTTCACTTCTTCTTTTATTTCGCCTTCGCTTGCATCAATTAAATCCATTGCCATTTGATGCACAGCTTCAGCTTGTTCTGCCGAAAGCCCCATTTCGACTAAAATATTTACAAATGTTTCGTGGGAGTCTGGGGCTGACTCCTCTACTGTAGTTTCTTCGACTTTCTCTTCTACTACTTCTTCTTCAAATTTATACTTACTCATACTTATATATATAAAGGTGTTTATTCACCTGTTTTTTTAATAGCCAAATTCGGCTTCGTCAATAATTTCCATAAATAATTGTCCGTCTATAGTACGGAGTGTTTCAGGGGCATACTTCTGGAAAAGTAAGCGTACCCTCTCGTAGTCTTCATCGTAAATAGCGTCTTCAATCTGTCCTGCTACTGCTAAGAATCTAGTGTCGTAATCATAGTCGTATGCGAACTCTTCTAGCATAACGATTAACTCCTCTTGTGCTGAGTTAGTCCATACGTCCCATATTCTATTTATTAAACTCATTTATAAAAAGATTATTTCTACTTCGTCCTCTGAGTAGTCATCCGCTACCTCCTCAAATAATTCTACTAAACCGTCCTCTACATCGAAAGAAGCTCCAGCAAATCCTATTTCTACCATAGGGCGGTTGTCGATAGGAGCGTCAGCTAACCCAAAGTCATCAATGAAAATGTCATCCTTTTCTTCGTCATACCCTGCGTCAGTTACCAGTTGGTACACCTCATTGTATGTTAGTCCTTTAATAACTATTGTCATATTCTTTTTATTAGTAATTAGTAAACTTCTCTAAGAGTGTAGTTTATTCCTAGATGGTCTAAAATGTCAGAGAAAATATAAACGTCTTCATAGCTGTCAGCAAGAATATAATAATCACCATCTTTTATTATTTCAACGTAAGGTATTGAACCAAACATATCAAAATCGTGGTCTTCAATAACATTTTCTATTTCTCTATGATTGTTATTATCAAACGTATTTACAAGTAATTCAAATTGCATATTCTTTTTATTAGTGACTATTTATAGTGTCTTCGATAATTTCAAATATCTCATAAGAAATGTTTGGAGGCAATAGCCTAGCATCGTCAAGATATATTGATAGGTTGTCTTCTAGTTTGTCAATTAAGTCTTGTTTATCTCTCATATTCTTTTTATTAGAAGTTATCCATTATCTTTTCTTCTAGCTGCTCCTTAACGTGGCGTTCTATCTCATACCAATCTATAAGAGACAATGCTCCACCCATTAAGTCTGACTCAATACCGCTTCGAGGCATTTCAATAATATCCTCAAACATAGACTGCAAGTCTCTTGAGTCTACATCGTCTGGTTTTTCTTCATTATCGTAATATGTATCTACAAAGTATTCAATGTACTCCCATACTGATATTAACCATGTCTCACGATTCGCCCAGCCGTTGTAGCCTAGCTCTGTTTTTTTATTTTTATTCATTATCTTAAAATATTGCTTCTTGCAAAGCGTCTAGTAAATCAAACTCTATTCCGTAGCCGTACTCTTTGTAGGCTAACTCTTGTGCTTTAAAAAGCAGGTCTGCCGCTTTGTATTTGTCTCCGTCTGCTAGGGTGTCCGAAGCCTCGAACATTAAGTCTAAAAGCTCTCCTGAAGCCCCTATTTCGTCCATAGCAATATCCATGATAACTATGTATAGCTCCCATGTACCTAGATAATCTTGTACTATTCTTTCTGCACTCATTTTAATTTCCTTTAGTCTATATTAAAAGCTACTAATCCATAATATGTTCGCATACCCCAATTATCTTCGTCATAATCCCAATCTATTTTTTCCATTTTTATACCTATTTGTCGGACTAGATATTCTGCTTCTTTTTCAAAATCATCAGGTATTGTTGTTTGCACCCTATACTCTACCCAACCCCCTTGTTCAAAGTTGGTTTCCCAATCAGCCGCCCACTTGTCTAAGAAATCTTCTATGTCTGCTCTTTTCCAATCTGTATCTAAACTCATTTTAATTTCCGTATTTTGCTTTTATAGAACCGCAAATCTTTTCTGCTGTTTCTTTGTTTCCGTAGCGTTTCATTTGGTCAGCTATACACTCGTCCCAAGGGTAAGAAGCTAATTCAATATACTCTTCTTCTAAGTTGCTGAAGTTTTCGTAACTCCCAAACATCTTCTTAAATCTTCCTTTTAGTAAGGCTTTGTAGTACTTGACTTTCATTTGGTCTAGTTCTACTTTTTCCATTTCTACTTCTACCTCCTCTTCTATCTTATCTTCTACAGCCTGAACCTCTCCATCGTACTCTATAAGTACACCTTCAAATACTTCTAGCTCAATTCCTGCTACAGTCTTATACGTTCCGTTATCTATCTCTATAGGTAGCCCTTCGTCATCTAAAGTAAAGACCTTCGCACCTGCTGTAAGAGCCTCACCATCGGTAGCTATTACTTTTCCGTTCTCTAGGTTTACCTCTGCGTAGAACTTGCGCTTAAAGAAGCCCCAGAGCTTTTTAACTATATCGGACATATTAGAGCGTTTAACCTTAGTAGACATTTCCTGTACTGAATCAACGAAAAAACCCTCTATAGAAAACCCACGAATAGAACCCTCCTTGACAGCTTCCCACATTTCATCGTTTCCTACGTGAACGCGAACCATCCAAGTACCTACAGGCATACTCATACCGTAGTGCTTAGACTTATCCATTTCTGGGTCTTCTACTATCCAAGACTCTACTACGCTTACTCCGTCCACCTTTTCTTGGTGTTCAAATGTATGCTCGTTAGTACGGTTAGATTTTAGGAATAACTCAGAAGCTAGTTTAACGGTATCTTGAGAAAAGAATACATCGTACTCTTCGTAACTCATTTCATCGTAACGTGGTATGTTCTTATCTGGAATAAGAGCCGCCCCTATTAAGGTACGCTTGTCCTCGTCTATAGCTGCTAGACTTAAAGCCTTTTGCTTCTTGTCCTTAGAGAAAAAGATAAAGTTCTCTTCTATTGCAGGAAACTTAACAAGGCTAATAGCCTCGACTCCAAAAGCGTCTTGGTCTTCTTCTATAAGTAGTTCTACTAGTTTTCTGTTAGCCATCTTTAAGTTGTTTTATGTTATAACCAAGAATATCCATCGTCCAAAATCTCCCTTACTTTTTCCCTGTCTATGGAATCTCCCCCACCCCATTGTGAGGCTGTTATAGAGTTTAAGTACTCCTCTACACCTGCCTCTAGTTCGTCTATACTGAAGCCTCCATTGAGTTGGTCTGCATAAATCCCGTCATACCCATAGAACTCATCTATGTATTCTATGAAGTCGTTATATTCGTTATTGCCTATTCTTACCATTTTTATTGTCTTTATACTATTCTATATAAGGTCGTTTATCCACCTCCTAATGCTGTTTGACTATACAACTGATTTGCTTGCAAGGCTGCCCCCTCTAAGTCGCTCTGAACTACAAACGCTTTACCTGTTGTCTCTGTCCTAGACACTTGTTCAGGAACTAAAGGCGTAGTGCTGGGTACTCCTCCACCTCCTCCACCTGACGAAGTACCTGCTTCATTTAGTATAGCATCAACCCCTACAAACGCTCCCATTACTGCAGAGATAGCGGTTATAATTCCTGCTGCCATATCATAAGGAGTAGCTGCTGACTTCGTAGCTACTTTAATTCCATTAGCTAAGGAAACGGCTTGAGATAAAAGAACGTCTGTTATAGCTAGGGCTTTTGCTTGCTCAGAACCATCCTCTGCCATTCTACCCATTGTACTAAACAACCCTCTAGCTGCACTTACTGTAGCCTTTATTCCTGCTTCTTTTATGCTCTGATTCTTTTTCTCTGAGTCCTCTGTCAAAGCCTCCATGTCAGCTAAGAAAATCTTTTCAGCTTCTAGCTCTAGTTCGTGGTTTCCATTTGCTAACTCTATACGTCTATCATACTTCTGCATAAGCAAAGTCTCCTCCCTATCTTTTTCATTCATTAAAGCTAAGAATATCTCGTCTTGGAGAGCTTGCTGTTCTTGGGCTACTTGCTCTGGGCTTTTCTCGTCAAAATCTTCTTCTCTATAGCTCTCCTTTAAATCAGCTAAATCCATTAAATACTTATCCTCTATTAAGAGTAGCTGCTCTGAAGTCGCGCCAGCCAATGTAGCCTTATCCAACATCTCTATATGACGTATCTCTAACTCTGCTTCTGCTCGCTTCTGCTCGTCCTCAATCTTAGCCAACATAATCTCTTCGCTAATTCTCTTCTCTAAATCTGCTAAGTATTTTGCGTCTGCTTCGGCTTGTCTAGCTATGTCGGCTGCTATTTTAGCAAGCTCTCTTTCGCTTAACTCTTGTTCAGAAAGTGCGTTATTCCTATCTCTTATAGTGCTATTTGTTTCCTCTATAAGACCTTTTAATACCGCTTCCGCTTGTATCTGTATATCCAGTCTCTTAGCAGCTTCATTATCTAACTTCCTTATTTCTTTATCTCTTTGCTTTCTAAACTCAACGGCTGAAATTTCAAACTTTTCTAAAACGTTTAAATCCTCATACCTAGAAGCTCTTAAAATATCACCTTCTTTTTGTGCTTTATTTTCAGCGTAGATAGCTTTTTTTCTCGCATCAATAAGAACATTATTTGCTTCTAGCAAAGCATTTGCCTGTTTCATTTGCGTTTCCCTGTCTGCCTCAACATCTATCCCACCTCCTAGAGCTTTGTTAAGTTCTTCGACTGCTGCCGCCCTCTCTATTTCTGAAGTCGCAATATTCCTTATCTGTGTCGCGTAAATTATAAGCTCTCTTGAAAGTTTAGCTTGGTCGTTAGCTATCTCTTGGTTTAATACTTTAGTAGCTTCAGCTTCTTTATTATAGTACCCTAGAGCCTCTGTTATCTTGTCCCAATTTTCTACTATTTGCTCTAAAGCTATAATTATAAGACCAATACCAATAGAAGCCCACGCAGCTTTAAGAACCTTAAAACTTTTAGATAACCTACCTACTGACCTGTTGGTAGATTTGAACTGCCTCACAGTCCTTTGCAGCCCTCTAGGAAGGACGCTACTGAAAAGGTCAGTTACACCACCCCAATCTTTTTTAGTCTCCCTAGAAGTCCTCCTAGCGGCGTTTTCTACCGCCTCCATATTTTCTACTGCTTCGCTCGTAGCTGTGTCGGTTTCGTTTACACCTCTTAACCTAATTAATAAATCTGTTGGTCTAACCATTGTCTTTTAGTAGTTTTAGTTTAGTTAAAACTGAAGTCTCTAAATCATAACGTCCATACCACGTTTTAAGTAAGGGGCTTCCCTTATATATATACGAAGACCCCAATCTAATCATTGAGGGTAATCCGTAGCCTACTGCGTTCATCCAATGCTTCATAGGTTCCAAGTTAAATAATCTTCTCCTGTAAGGTTCAAAGTTATAAGAGGTTCTTTGGCTAAATTCCATATAGCTAAGTCGTTTCTATTAGTGCTGTCAGGAAAAGTAAGCTGTAGCATCTTAATCTCTAAGAGCCATGTAATATTTTTATTTGTTTCTCCACGACAAAGCATTTGCCAGTAAGCTATCTCTCCTGCTCCGTCCTGCTTTTGATTTATAGTAATAGAACGATTTGCCCCTGCGTCTGCCTCAGAGTTTAGCAGGACACTTCCTACAGTCCTAGAAGTTCCTGCGGTATTTCCTAATGTAGCTTGATAGCGAAGAGTTGCTGTGTCCCCTACAGTTCCAGCAGAACCACCTGTGTCTACGCTTATAATGTCTGCTGTAATAAGGTATATGCAGTTAGGGTTAAACGGTAATTCTATCTCCCCCCCTATTCCTTGTGCTGCGGTGTTTGTTGCATCTGTCGTAGTAGCAGTCATTAGGAATTGCTGAGTGCTTCCCAGTATTCCATTTGCGTTAAGAGACTTCCCTTCAGAACTTGCTATGTCTCCTATTACTTTTCCACCTGTATTACTTGTACCTAAATTTTTCGTTGCGTCTTGAGCTGGGTTGCTTCCACCCCCATTAGGGTTTGGAGAACCTCCTCCGTTAGCTCTCCAAAAACATACGCTATTTGTATTGTCCCAAGTATAACCATACGCAGTACAACAATCCTGTGTAGGGCTTGCTGAAGCTCCTGTATCTAGCTCGGTAAAGTTTACCGTTCCGTCGGTGTTAAAACTAGTAGGAGCCAAGTCGCATAAAGGCGTAGAATTATAGTTGCTGGAGTTTATCAATTTAACTAACTCCAGAGTGCAGGGGTCGTTACCTCCTGTAGCAAAGTTCGATACCTTTACTACTCTCCAAAAGGTTTCGTTTATAAATATTTCGTCCTGCCATTGTAGCTGGTTAATATCTTGAGGAGTTAAATAGGCTTTACAAGTCATTATACGAGACTCACTAGAATACTCTTCATGTAATCTTCTAGCCCAGTATTTTCTTACTGCGTATAGGTTAGTTATGCCTGCTGTAGTTCCTGCGTTAATTAGTGGATGGTCTATATTATCTGGGTAGTCGTAACCCCAATTTAACGCCACACTAGAAGAGGTCACAGGGGTTGTGTTATACTGAGAAAAGAAAGGGTAAGTAGTTACGTCTTCGTACCCTGCTAAGTCTGCTCCAATTCTAAATCCACCACCATTTTCAATGTTTTGCTCCCCATGATAAAAGGCTAAAATAGGTTTAGCTTTTACCACCTCCTTTATTGAGGTAATATTCCATCCTAACTCATAAAGTCTAGGAACAAGTACGTTAGGTATTACTGTAGTTCCGTTCTGAAAGGTAGAAGGTATATGCGCTAATCTTAGGGGTTGGAACATACCACCTATTCTCTGCTCCCCTGTAGCAAATGAGTTTACGTTCTCTTCTATCCACCGTCCTTTAACAAAACCATAATGTTTTTGCCACCATGCGTTTCTCCAGTCACCTCCCTCTGCGTCTTCAAATCTTAGTATTTTCTTTTGATATTTTAAAGTTGGCTCTATCGTGATACTATCAAGGTCTACCTTTTCTGACCAGTCTTTCTGCTCTGTTCCTGCGTCGAGAAGATTGTTGTATGTATCAATGTATAAAACTGTGGGAGCTTCGGGGGTAGTGTATACTACTAGATTAAATCTGTTAAAAATTTCAGCTAACCACTCCCCTACTTTTACATCTGGAAAATTTGCTGAGACATCTACAAATAACCCAGTAGAGGTGTATGACTCTAACTCCACAAAGCTGACATTTACTCCTACCGTTTCTTTAATTGTTACCGCGTTATTTACATTGGTTGCCCCAACATACCAAGTTACCGTATCACCTATATTGCAGGTTATAGTTATGCCCGTTCCTATAAGCGTTGAATTTGTTCCGTAAACACAATCGTTATGTTCGTGGTAGTATTCAAAAGTGTTAGTTGTAGTATTATTTTTATAAGCCCAAACTGTTACGCTAAAAGCACCAGTATCAGGTGTAGCCAGAGAGGTAACATAGAGGTTGTACTTAAATGTAAAACTCCCGTTAAATGGAGCTACAAAAACTCCAGAAGTAAATAATCCGTCTACGTCATTAAATGGTAAACCTTCGTTATTTAAAGGTATTTGGTTTTGTTCTACAGAAGCTGAAGTTGGAATTAAGTAGTCATTTGTTAGCCCTACCTTAGAACCATAAACGGGTCGTCCTGCTGTTCTCTCTAGCTCAGTTGCTAGAAACATATACAAGGTACTAAATTCAGCACCCACTAAGAAAGTAGATGAGATTGTGAATCCTGCTTTTTGAGCTATGCGCTTTATTAAATAGTAGACATTAATAGAGGGTTTAAAATTAAACGCTCTGAGCTGCTCTCCAGCCCACCCTGTTCCCATACCTCCCCCTTCAGAGTCATAGTAAAATCCATATCCTTGAGGGTCGTTTCCTCCTAACCCCCAGTCAGAAAGTGGGTAAACTATAGTACCGTCTCCTACAGCTCCCGAAGTAATATCGTTATTTATGTCCCAGCTATCTACAATATTTGCGGCTGTTAAAGCGTGGTCTAAATCCGTATCTACGTTACCATCGGAATCAATAAATACCTCGTTAAAACTTATGTCTTTTACCGCATCGAAAAAAGCTCCGACTTCAGAAATTATACTAGCACTATACTTTTTAGCTGTAGGGTCTACAGAGTGGAGCTGTAATACCCCTATCATAATTACTACCCCAGAATCGTATACCTCTACATTCGTTTTTACCCCTACATCAAATTTCGCACTAACAAAGTTTACGTTATAAAACTGTCCGAAAAACTGATTGTTATTATCAGTCATAGGCATATCAAAGCGTAACGAGTGTGGAGAACGAGCGTAAGAAACATCTCTCATTTCCTGAATAGAGTAGTTAAACTCTACAGGCATTTCCTGCACATCTAAGCTGAATACGGCTGCCCCTGTCTGAGCGTTAGCTACTATCTCTATCATTTTACGTTTGGCTTTTTACGGCTTATTTCTACCTCTATAGTGTAGTTAGAAATCTTATCGTTTACGGCTGTTTTATAGCCTATTTGCGCTCCCTTAACAATACACCTTAACCATGTATTACTCTTAGTCAAACCAGGCTGCTGTAATGAGTTGCTATAGAGGTATACTCTAGGAGAGTTTACTAGAGACATAATTAAGTTGTTTAGGTTAGTGGGGTTATTTTCCCTTGTATTTAAAGTAATCGAAGTAGTAGTGAAATTTCCTACACTTGTCATACCTCCGTCTTGAGAGCCTTTGCTATAAGGTACAGTATTACTAGCTTGAAATGCGTTACCCCCCATAGACCTAAAGCTGCTTCTTTTTATGCTTTGTGTGACGTTAGAAGCTCCGTCACAAACTAAGTTGTCTATGCCGCCTACTTCGTTCCACCAGCTTAAAAAGTATTGACTCGGTATGTTGGAATCCGATTGGTTGTATCTAGTATCACAAAATTTATTAAACCTATAAACTATACTTGCTTCATTCCCTGAAAGCGTAGTGCTAGAAGCTGCTTGAACCTCGTAATAGTCCCAACCTGAATTGTTTAAAGGTCGTAAGTCTACAGCTATCTGTTGAAACGCTAGGTTAAGGGGAAAAGCTCCAAAGTATAAAATAGAAGCCTCGTCCGATAACCCTGCTGCTGGAACTACACCTCCGTTTGTAGGGTTGTTTTCAAAGTAGCCTGCATTTAAAGCTCCTCCTGCTGCATCAAAATACGATACGTGAATATAGTTGCACTCATCACTACCTACATCGTCACCATTAAGAAAAGCTAAAGCTCCAAACTGGTCTTCAGAAACCCATTGCTCTATTTTATTGTTTAAGGAAGAGGTTGTTACAGAAAGAAACCTATTGGACGCACTAGTTAGCCCAAAAACTCCTGCTGTATTACTATCGTTAGAGTTTTTAGTTAAAGGTCTAAGACTTCCGTTTATAGCTTTTAGCGTAGTGTTTAGTGAAGGCTCAAATGTTTGTACTGGAGCGTCATTTACTGTAAGAGCTTTTTCGTACCCAAACTCTACTGAAACAGTTTCTATAGCTTTTTTATTTAGACCAAATATTTTAGTATAATCTACTGAATCGTCTGCATCATATAATCCTAGCCTTAGTATGGTTTCGTCTTGCTGTACATAGTCAGAGATAATATCCTGTATTCTAAATACTGCACAGTTCGCACTATTAGGCAGTTGCTTAAACGTACCTATCACTACTGAGTCTATCGTTAGTCTAACTAGATACCTGTATTTTGGAGCAGCAAAGTTAGTAGTGTCTCTTACTTGGTAGTAAATATCGTCTGCTACTCCTTGAACTCCTTGTCCTGAACTTTGGTCTACTGTGTATGCCATTATAAAACTATTTCAATATTTATTGTTTTGGAAAACTCCTTATCTAAAAACTCTCCATAATCTTCAACATACGCCTCCTCCAATTTTGGTCTGTATTTTTTTAAGGTTCTGACAAAAGCATCTGTATAGAAGTCTGAGTTGGCTATACCATATAGATAAACTTTACGACTTATTAAACTAGTCATTTGGTCGTAAGATAGAAACCTTCCAGAAGTTAGGCTTTTCCATTGCTTAATAGGTTTGGTATTTATCCACTCTCGTATGCCTTTCGTTAATCCTCCGTTTGTATTTCCCGTTCCAAACTTAAATGGAGAAAGGGGTGCCAGAGCGTCACTTATCTTTCCTTTAACCCCGTAGTTCACATACTCCCAGTAAGGGGCGTTAGGGGCATCGAAAGTCATTGAGAACTCATTGTCATCTACGGTAACGGAATAGGCTAAAGACTCCCTCAAGTTTCCTGAAGCATTTTTCTTTTTCCTATCTAAATTCTTTTGCGCTCGTTTGACCACCTCCTTACCGAAGTCGTTAAGAACGTCTGTAAACTCATTTAAGGGTAGAAAGTAGTTTACCCCTCCTATTTCTATGTTAAGACGTATAAGGCGCAATGCAGAGGTTTATAGCGTTAGGTACTCGTATCTCAAAGGAAGTCTGCCACCCTGTTAGAAGGTTAGAAAATCTAGCTGTAAAAGGGTCGCATGAAATGGGTGTAGTGAAGCCCCAATGCTGGGTGTCATTATCTAAAATAGATTGGCTGTTCATACTCAGAACGAACTGAGCTATTACGTCCTGCATAATTAACAGCGTTTCAGCATACACTTGCGTAAGTAAATCTGACTGCTTTTCTATTACTAGGTCAGCTACTATTACCTCATAGGTAAATACAGTTACACCTCCGTCAATAGAAGCCCCTGTACATTGTGCGTACAGAAGTGGAAATAGGTCTACGGTAATTTTATCTATGTCTATTTCGTCTAAACTAAACGTATAGAACTTTTGTAACTGAAGGTGCTTCGTTACAATTTCTTTGAAGACGTTATTAATATCAACTACGGTGTCCATTTACATTAAGATTTTTAGAGGTTTGTATGTCTTTCTCATAAGCTAAAAAGGTTAAGGCTTCCTCTATATATATAAGAGTTACCGTTTCCATTTTAGTAAGGTCACCATCCGCTAACTCATACATAATATTGTACCAACCCCATTTGCTGTGTATTTTACTTTGGTTTGACTTCTCTACGGTTTCAAAGAGTGTCGCGAATCTTTCGCTAATATCGTCCCGATACGATAAAAAAAAACCATTGCAGAAACCGCAACATCCATTTTGCATTCTAACATAGCTTGCTGTTTTTCATGGTTTGGGTTATAGGGTTCTATCGTATAGCTGTCTACACTCCTTTTTATTATCGGTCTGTATAGAACTGAGAGTATGCTTTCTAATTTATCATACGCTCCTAAGCCTGTGTATGTTTCTAGGTCTGCGAACTCTCCTAAAGTTAGCTTAGTCCAATTCGGTATGAATCCGTACTCTACTCCTTTCAAAGTGAACTCCCGAATCAAAGGGTTTTTCTTAGGGCTGGTATCTGGCTCTTGCGTTATCCAGCTTACCATATTCATTACTTTATTTACGCCCTCCCATTCTGCGTTCTCTAAATCTTCTTTACTAATATCACAGAGAGCAGAAACGACTAATAAAGAAAGTTCCTTTTCTGGTAGTTTCTTATCGAATAGCTTGAGCATATTCTTGTACTGCCTTACGCTTACATCTTGGTAGCCTTCAGGTACGTATAGGGTTTTTTTCTTATTCACGATACATAGTATTTTCCTGTTTTCCTTAAAATCTTATTTAAACAAACGTAGCGCACCGCATCTATTAAATGGTTGTATGCGTCTACAGGGGTAGCTAACATCTTCCCGTTTTTGTCTGTTTTCCATTTGTAGTTTCTAAACTCCTTTTGAGCGTTTAGGCTGTCATCTTTAATAAATAGCTTGTGCCTACGCATAGTATCTATTCCTACCCTTATGCTGTCAGCTCCTTTCTTAGAGGGTTTTATATTAAAGTGTAGCCTGTGTATAGTCTCTATACTTTTAGGCTCTGCGGAGTCAGCTATTATCTCGTCATGCCTAGTTACTCCATAATCTGTTAATCTCTCTGCTATGTCGCTATTGGTTAGACCTCCTTGATAAATCATTTCTTCTATGTAAATCTCATTATCGTGCAGGTATACTTTAGCTAAAGCCGTAGGGTCATTACTGAAACCAAAGTCTAATCCATAGGCTACGAGCTTTGCGTGTTCTGGTAGCTCAGTATAAATCTCAGTTTGAAATATAGTCTCTCTACTTTTACCCCTTATTCCTAGCCCGTAAACTCTCCAGTAGTTTTCGTCCGTTTCCTTGAGCCGTTCAATCTCCTTAATCGTTTCATCTCCTAAGAAGGGGTTGTCTCTGTAAGTACTCCTATAGAAATTTGAGTCTTCTCTAGGTATAACCTCATCGTAAATCCAATGGTATTCGTCTGAAGGGTTGTAGTCTAAAATCATACGTATAGAAGTTCTCAGTATTAATTGTCTGAAGTCCTCCAGCGTTAATTCATTGCACTCGTTTATAAAACAAATCTCTCTTTTAGCTCCACGTATTTTAGAGGGCTGGTCTATTGAAATAAACTCCCATCTTGTACCCCATAGGTCGTAGGTGTTCTCTGTCTTGTTGTGATACTTCTCGCTATACCAATTCTCTGATTTGAGTATGTATATGAAATCTCTAAGAACAGAAGCTCTGAGGCTTGGAAACGACTTACGTACTACTGTAATCGTATAACCTGAATTGCTATTGTTTAAGCACCACTCTATAAGCAGTAAAATAATAGAGTACGTTTTCCCACTACGAGTTCCCCCTTGAAAAATTGCTACCCTCTTCTTACAGGCTTTGAGGTCGTAGTATGTTTTAGGCTGTGGGAGCATTTACCATAACGAAGCTATAACTCCAAATAAAGAAAAGGCTACACAAATAGCGTTGTTACTATCTATCATGTCGTACTCTTTAATCTTATAAATTAAGTCAGCAGTACATAGTATAAACACCACCCCAAAACAAAATCCTTGTATCATAGGTCGTTTAAATATATTGGGGAGTTCTCTGTTTCTAGGAGTGGAAGCCTTACCTCTAACTCAAACGTTTTAAAAGCTTCGTTTCTATCTATATCGTTTTCCTCCATAATCTGAGCTATGATTTTAGATAGGCTGTAAATTGCTCTAGGTTTAGCTTCATGGCTTATACCTAAAAGAGCATCTTTTAACCCTGTAAGCTGAAGTACATTGTATTCCTTTTGCTCGGTAAATTCTACCTCTTCTATACTATCCATCTATCGAGTCCTTTTGGTCTTCACGTTCTAATACGTCTGCAAACCAACTAGGCTCAGTTCTAGGTTCGTTTACCGTTATCTGAGTCTCTGTCTGTTTAGGTATAATGTACGGTAAATATGTAGCTAGTATTTTTAGGTACTCCTTTCCATTAGACTCACGTAGTAAATCAAATTCGTTTTCTACGTATTGTATCTGTCCGTCCAGAAGTTTAAGCAGTAAATTTCTAGCTGCTTCTGTAGTTTTATTTTTTATTCCTTTTGGTTTCCCTTTAAGGTTTCCTGACTCTCCTTTTTTATATGCCATTTGACTGAATTTGACTGATATTATCAGTCGGTTTTCTACTAAATCGCGTCTAATAGACTTAGTTGGTTTCCGTTATTATTCTCCATAAGTTTGTATTCAGCTACTTTAGTAGTTGAGCCAAACCTATTAGGTACTTCTACTGTTTTAGTCTCGAAGTAGTACCCTTCTTCTTTGAGGTTAAATATAGAAGCTGAGAGTCTGGTGTTACCTAAATCTCGTATTGCTTCTAGTGAAGTTATTGTACTGTGGGTACGTAGGTAATCTAGTAACCTGCTTGTGTGTGTTTGTTTACTCATCTTCTAGTTTGTTTTTAAAGTGTTGTATTATTTCTTCTGTCTTTTGCTTGTAAAATTTCTTAAAGTCTCCCTTTTCCCCCTCTTGTTTCCATAGGACGAATAGTACAGCCCTTAACCTTTGTGACTGTGATTTTGGTTCGTCATATAAATCTAGGTCTATGTTATCCAGCTCCTCTATTTCGTCTGCGTTCATTTTCTCTTCCCCTCTGAAATAAAGAATACCAAATTGGTCAAGTGCTGAATCTATATTCATAATCTCTTGACTTGTCTTCTCTTGAGTTATAAATGTTATTGACGCTGTTCTGTCTTTGCGCCTAGAGAATCTGTCAAATACTACAGGGAAGCACAACTTACTCATTACATGAGGCTTCGTATGCTTTTTCTATTTGCTTCATGTAACCGAGCATACAAGAACCGCATCGTGTTTTCTTCTTACGTTGTGAAAATACCCTTTCGTATACGTCCACTACTAATTGCATTTCTCCATCGTATAGACGGTTGCGTGACATAGCAGGTTTTAGGGTGTCTTCAAAAATTTTCTTGTCCCCTTCGTTCATAGGTTTCGCATAAGGAAAGCGTTTATTTAACCACTCCTTACGTTTGCTACATCCACAGTCTTCTCCTAAAACTGTTTCGACTACTTTCTTTATTCCTGTAGCTTCAGTTATCTTCTCTATCGAGTCCCCTATACCCTTTGACTTTTTCTTTGACTTCTTCTTGGGCTTTTTTGAGGGCGTTGTAGAGGGTGCTTTTTGAGATACCTGTGGCATTAGATAATGATTTTAATGAGTGACTATGAAGATAGTATATGCGGAAAATCTCTGCATTGAACCAATCCATGTCTTGCAATATAGTGTTAATATATTTAATAGTCTCCGTTGTATCGTATTCGTTATCAACATCTTCATCAACAGCTCTCAATAGAGACGGAGGGTAGTTTACTAATTTCTCGCTATGTTTTTTATATTTGTAGTAGAATCT